GTATCTTTTTTGGAAAAGTCTGCTTTGGATAAAGTCAGAATAGCTTTGAGAGCTCGCTATGATGTCTATTCCCCCGATGATCTTGTATGACCATCTACCGCAATAAGAAGCTCCTAGAACTCGTTAGAACCAGCCCATGCCAGAACTGTGGCAAACAAGACGGAACTGTCTGCGCTGCGCACTCCAATCAGCTCCGTGACGGAAAAGGGAGATCCCTCAAGTCCCACGATTACCGCATTGCAGCATTATGTTATCGCTGTCATTCCAATCTGGATCAGGGCTACCAGATGGATAAAGAAGAACGCAGAGAAATGTGGGAAGAAGCCCACCGCAAGACTATAGGCTGGCTCTTTGAGAACGGAAAAATTCATATACAATGATTTCCGTATGCTTGGCTTCTGGAAAATAAGGCTGACCCCCAGCCCCATGTTGGGGGGGTTTGAGTACCAAGTAGTGGGTACTAAGCACTAATAAACTACATCTCCGTTATAGATCCAAGCATACAACTACTAAATATTGGCAATTTTCTTTTCTTTGTGGTACATTTAGTGTACCAGCCCACACTGGTATCGCACAATCTTTCCACTCCTAGCAGATTGGTTTTGTGCAATGCAAGCCCTCGGTGAACACACTCACCTAAAAACCCCCAGGCTCACACTCCTGGGGGTTTTTTCTTTTGTGCAAAAAGTTGTTGCAAATTTATTTCTGTTGGTTTAATCTAGTCGTGCTAGGAGATGTATGGAAAGATTGTGAATAGGCATCATTGCCTTTTCACCTTTCATACGTCTCCCCAGCTACACCATATAGGTCGGACATAACAGCAGCTATATGGGAAGAACCCCTACTGTGGGATTAGATCTGAAACAGGGGAAAGGATGGCGAAGTCAGAGTCCTTGATCGAACGTCTGGCGGGTGCTGTGGCTCCAAAAAGCAACAGTTGAAGGCAACCTAGGAGAGGCTAGGTGCGTTCACCAAAAAGCAACTCTTCTTACTTGACTGTATTACTTACTTAACTATGACGAAATACGAGATACGAGATGAGACGGGCGAACTGATGCGGATAGTCGGGCGCTTAGAGGAAGCAAAAAGTTTAGTCGCTGTGCGTAAGGGCTGGTCGTACAAGCGATTGAAGCAGGATAAACCAGCCTATGTGTTTGAAGAAGCCCCATTTTAGGAGAAAAAATTGAAGAAACTGAACCTACTAAACATCCGCACCGATGGGGGGACTCAGCCCCGTGTCAAGCTGGATCAAGACTTGGTGAAAGAATATGCAGAGGTCATGCGTGAGGGCGTGGTATTCCCACCAGTCGAGGTATTCCATGATGGCTCAGAGTACTGGCTAGTCGATGGATTCCACCGCTACTTTGGTTATAAAGCCAATGGGCTAACCAGTATTGAAGCCATTGTTCATACGGGCACACTGCGTGAAGCCCAGTTTTACGCATGGAAAGCCAACAACAAACACGGCAATCGTCTTAAAGCAGAAGATATTCGTGCCATCATCCGCATCATGTTTGCCGATGAGGAATACAGCAAATGGTCAAACAACCATATTGCCAAGGAACTGAATGTATCCAGCATGACTGTCGGGCGTGTGCGTATAGCGATGCAAGAAGAAGCAAAAGCGCCAGCCCAAACTAGCGTTACTTATGTTGATAAGCATGGCAACACAACGACCATGAACACCGACAAATCTAAGAAAAAGGCGTCAACCCAAAGACCAACCACCAAGCCTGATGTCACCACCGAAAGCCCCACCGCAGAACTGGAGCAAAAGGTAAACGAACTGACCGATACAGTGAACTCACTGGCAGACGAGAACACCCTGCTACGGGACAAGATTGCTATCGGACAGTGGAATGCATCAGAGATTGAGAAGATCGATGCTGAGCAAACGATTGCAGACTTGCGTGAGCAGATCCGAGTCTTGGAGATTGAGAACAAATCCTTGCGTGAAGGCAGAGATATGTATCAGAACCGCAACTCCGAATTAATGAGGACTAATAAATCATTAATGAACAAACTTAAAAAACTAGAGAAGGAGACAGAATGACCGATTATTCCGATGTATGCACAGCGATTAAGCATACGATCCGCACCGCATACGAACTAGCCAATGAAAGGAAACTCAAAGAGGCTTTGGAAGAAGCCCGATTCCTTACAGCACTGGCAACGCAGTTAGAGGAAGCACTTAAAAAAGAACTGGGCAAATAATTGCCCAAGCCCAAGTTAGGGGGGAATCCTAACAGTTAGGAGTTTTCATGCAGTCTTTAGAATTGCGTGAGCATCAAATCAGCGTGGTAGATGCTCTACGAGAGGGATTTAAGCGTGGTCATAGATCCCAATTACTTTATGCACCAACTGGATTTGGCAAGACTGAGGTAGCAATCTACCTTATGAAAGCCACATCCGATAACTACAAAAGAGCATCCATGGTGCTAGATCGTGTGGTGCTGGTCGATCAAACCAGTATGCGCCTGACCAAGTATGGCATCAACCATGGTGTGTTTCAGGCTGACCACTGGATGTTTGACCGCAACAACCGCATTCAGGTATGTTCTGCCCAGACCCTAGAACGCAGATCAGACTTTCCAGAGGTCGATCTAATGATCGTGGATGAGTGCCATATTGCTAGGAAGCAGACATCTGACTTCATCCTGAACAATCCCCACATCAAGGTTATAGGGCTCACCGCAACCCCGTTTACTAAGGGGCTAGGGGATCTCTATACCAATGTGGTGTGTGGCGCAACCACCGAAGATCTAGTCAATAAGAAATGGCTGACCCCCTTAAAGGTCTATATCGCCAAAGAGATTGACATGACAGGGGTAAAGAAGATCGCTGGCGAGTGGTCTGCTGACCAAGTAACAGAACGAGGTATGCGTATTACGGGCGATATTGTAGATGAGTGGATCAAAAAGACCCATGAAATCTATGGCAAACCCATGAAGACAATCGTTTTCTGTTCGGGTGTAGCCCATGGCGCAGACCTTGTAGAGCAGTTTGCCATTAAGGGATACAACTTTGTCTCCATATCCTACAAAGATAATGACGAGTTCAAAAAGGCTGCGATTGAAGACTTTGCCAAGCCAGATACTCAGATCAACGGATTGATAGCCACCGACATCCTGACCCGTGGCTTTGATGTATCGGATGTAATGATCGGAGTTTCTGCCCGACCCTTTTCTAAATCCCTGTCCTCACATATCCAACAGATGGGGCGTGTTATGCGAACCCACGAAGGTAAGGAGTTTGCCCTATGGCTCGATCATTCGGGCAACTATGTTCGTTTTCGTAGCGATTGTGATGAAATATACGAAGATGGGGTGCGTTCTTTGCGTGGCAAACAAGAAAAAGCCAAGAAAGAACCCACTGAGAAGATCAAGAATGAGTCTAAATGCCCATCCTGTGGGTATCTATGGCCCAAGAACAGTGATACTTGTCCTGCCTGTGGTCATGTGCGCAAGAGACGAAACCAAATAGATGCCGTAGCGGGTGAGTTAATTGAACTGGTATCAGGCATCAAGGCAAAAAAAGATGATAAGCAGATCTTTTACTCCGAACTCCTGTATATCGCAGAGCAGAGAAGATACAACCCCAACTGGGCTAGTCATAAGTATCGGGAGAAGTTTGGGGTATGGCCTAAAGGTTTGGCTGACACTACCATCCCCCCATCCATGACTACCCAGAAGTGGATTAGGAGTAAAGACATTCAATGGGCAAAAAGGAGAGATAGATAATGAGAAGAAACTATCCAGCACGAATACATTTGAAATGTGAGGTTTGTGAAACAGAATTTACGAGACAACCAAGCCTTGTTAAAAAAGTTAAACGATCCTTTTGTAGCAAAAACTGTGCAGATATAGCGCAAACGACTGCACCAAGATTTAATTTTAAGTGCGAGGTATGTAAAAAAGTTTTTAGAGATACCAAAGATCATGGTGCTGACAGGCGTTTTTGCAGTCGTGATTGTTTTAGTGCTAATGCACCAGATTTTAGTGAGAAAGAATGTCCTGAGTGCGGAAATTTATTTACCCCAATTAGATCGGTTCATACAACGGATGGAGTATCCAAGCATTGTTCTAAAAAATGCTATTCGGACAGTCAAAAAAATGGTGAAGAAAGACCTTGCTTGAATTGTGGTAAAAATTTTTATACAAATCCAAGCCATGACAATACTTGCTGTTCTTTGAAGTGTAAAGCCGAATATTACAGTGGATCAACCTCTCATAAATGGAAAGGTGGCAAATTTTTATCTGAAGCCACAGGGCATAAATTTGTGGCATTAGAACGACCTGACAGAGTAGGGAAGTATGTTGCAGAACATAGAATGGTAGCCATGAAACACATTGGAAGATTGTTAGAGCAATGGGAAAAGGTAATTCACCTTAACAACTTGCCTGACGATAACAGACCTGAAAATCTATACATATGTGGCACAAATAGCCAAATGAGAAAACTATTTAATGGCACTCTGCCATGGCCCAAGAAAAGCAACCTAAAGGAATACAAGTAATGAGATTTGAAGACTTTGCCCGTTCCCATGGGCTGATTATTAACAATGTTGTTCCGTTTAAGTGGGTAGCAACCCCAACAGATGACCATCCCCATAAGCGTAACGGGCGGTATAAATTCATGGGTGATGTTGGCTGGGTGCAAAACTGGGCAACCATGGATAAGCCCAGTATGTGGCGTAACAATGGAAATTATGCGACAACCCCACAGTTCCTAAAATTACGAGACCAAGAAGATCAAAAACGCAAGGCACTGGCTGATCGTGCGTGTGCAAAAGCGGGCTGGATCATGCACCAGACCGAACTTATGCACCATCCCTATCTAACGAAAAAAGGATTCCCAGACGAAAAAATGCCAGTGCATGACGGCAAATTAGTAGTTGCGATGCGGAAAGATGGAAAAATAGTAGGATGCCAACTCATCAATGACGAGGGGGATAAGAAGTTTCTCTATGGTCAACAGACGAAGGGGGCAACTTTCACCTTTGACGCAAAAGGTATCCCGATCTTCTGCGAGGGTCTTGCTACGGGCTTGTCCATTCAGGCGGTAATGAGAGCCAATAAAATGCGATACACAATCCATGTCTGCTTCAGTGCAGGCAACCTCAAGGAAGTAGCAAGGCTTATCCCCAATGGGATAGTCGTTGCTGACAATGATGCCAGTGGTGTCGGAGAAAGAATCGCCAAAGAGACAGGCAAACCTTATTGGATCAGCGACACAATCGGGCATGATTTCAATGATGACTATGTTGCTCATGGTCTATTTAGGATGTCCAATCCCTCAAAAAAGTGCTTATAGCCAGATAATATAGAAAAACCCCCAGTCTTACGGCACTGGGGGTTTCCTTTTACTGCTAGGTAAATCTACTCAGGTTTTGGATCTTTCTTTTCCTCATACTCCTCAACCCTCTTAATTAAGGTATCAACTCGGTCATTCCATAACTGGGAATCCACCGACTGAGGCCATGTAATTAAGTGTTCTCTAATCAGTTCTAAGATACTTTTAGTCATTCGGATCTACCTCATCTAATCCGTAAACCTCAACGATCTCCCAGTTATCTACATCTTTCGGATTAGCCACATCCATCCCATATTCTTCAGGATCTTCACCATTTGGCACATCTACCTCAACATAAGTCGTGCCAATAAATTTGACACTCATTCCATATCTACGCATCATCATCCCCCTCATCCCATGATTCTTGTTTGATCCCAACCACGCAAAAGTATGCACCTCTAGCACTGGGATCAATATCAAAGTCTTTGCAGATATCATTCCAATCCCTTGGCATTACTTCGGGATCAATGTGTATCCATCCACCCTTGGGTAAGACTGTATATCCCGCTTGTTCCACCTCAGTTTTGGTAAGCATTTGCTCTCTCCTTTTCAGTTTGATACCACTCAACATGGATTGGGAAGTCATCAGGATCGTCATAGTAGTAAATGCCATGAACATATCCTTGATTGTCATGCCCGTAAAACTCTTGTAGGCTTTCTTCAAACCAGTTTACAAATCGTTTAAGCATCTTGCATCTCCTCAATATCTACCACCTCTGAGTCGGTGTATTCAGGCTTTGCCCAGTGAATGTTGGTTTCCCACATTTTGTCTTTAGCAGTCCCCCAACAATCGGCTTCTACTTCAACCTTGTAGTAGTAAATATGCTTTACATACCCCGTGAATTTAGGCATCTTCCATCTCCTCAAGTTCTTTCTTCTTGGCGATCAACTGGGCAATCGTTTCGTGATTGTCTTTATCATCAGACAAAGACTGTTCCAGTTCCTCAATTTCATCAGCCAGTTCTTGCATAGCCCATTCTTTCATGTTCTCGGTAATGCAAAACTCAAGATCAATGTTCTCAGGGATATTGTTTTTGACATCTAACCATTTACCGCTAATGTCATAGGTCTCATCTGAACCATCCACATACTCACCGCAAAAGCAACAACCACCCTCGTAGTAAAGGGCATTGACCCCATACCCATCCTCTACCAGTTTGTCAAAGATACCAGTGGGGGGAGACCACGCAGTGGCAAATGATGCTTTGATCTGATTCTCTTGAATATCAATGTAGGCTTCATCCGTTGTGATCTCCCACTTTGTTCCCCAGTTCTGAACCCGCCAGTCCCACCATGCAGATTCAACGCTAACTGGATTGTCATTCCCAGTGATTTGCGGGAATGTTGGTTTGACCTTGACCTTGTTGTAATCAGGCTCAGGATGAATCGTTCCAAAAAATTTGTTTTCTTTCCACGCATCCACAAGAACCTGAATCTTCTTGGGATCATCATGGGTTATATACACAGTGTTATCGCACCAGTTAGGCATTTTCAATCTCCTTTACATTTCCAATATATTCATAGTTAAAAAGTGATACATCTCCGTAGTTGACACAATCCCTCAAATACTCAAGAGTTTTGTCATACGCACCTTCTTCGGTTTCTGCTTCAACTTCATCAATGTAATAAACCCTAAATCGTTTAAGCATTTGCTTTCTCCTCTTCAGAAATTACAAAGTAATAGGTGCTATAACATTTAGGGCAAACTACCTCTGCTTCCTCTTGCCCTTCGATTTCATGCTCGGCATGGGTAAATCCAATATGATGGCAGTCCAAACAAATGTTCTGCACATCATCTTCAACCTCAAAATATTTAGGCATTCTCTTTCTCCCAAATAATGTTTTCAATTTGTCGGATATATGGCATATCTTTCATGCCAACCCCGCCAGTTTTAATTTCGACCAGAAGATTGCGTAATCTACGCACACTCCACCGATAGTAATTAGGCATCTTCACACTCCTCATCACTGCTTACGCAGACCTCTAACCCATCACCCTCGTATGGCACTTCGGTAATGTAGTAGTAGATACGATTGACCAAGTGATAACCATCCACCACATAAGTCCCGCCATCCCCATCCACATAAGTCCACACCCTTTTAGGCTGAGTATCTGCGATACCTAATACATAACCCAGTTCAAGGTCATAGGTCTCAAAGTAATCCCGATTCTCACCCCTTGCAAGGTGATTTTTAATCGGCTTGTATTTGTCATACCATTCATCAAAGTCCATAATTAGCACTCCTGAAAGTTAAATGGCACATGGGTTTCTGATTGGATATTGCCATCTACATCAAATACCAAGACAGAAAAACACTTTCCCTCATCATCTTGTTTGACCATGACATATCCACCCATTTTGACAACGCACCCTTGATCGTTATCAAACACATCAAAATTAACCACCACCGATTTATCGTCTAATACTTCAGTGCTCATTTGCACTTCAAGATCATCCGATACTGGATCATGGCTTCCTTGATACCCATCTTCACAAATGTTCTGCATATTTATCTCCTTTACCAACTGGCTTGATAGTAAAACTCGTATTTATGTTCAGGCAACGACAATGCATTGGTAATGCCCTCGACAGTGTTCTTTAAGTCTTGGTAATACCATTCATCTTTTTCGTATGACCCAAAGAAGAATCCCTCTGTCGGCTCTAAATCCGCATCTCCAGTGGCATCAGGATTGTCAAGAATGCTCTTGCACAAATCCCGCAACTCCACCAGTTTTTCCCTTGGAACATAGGTCTCTTGGCATTCATCCCTACCCCCTTGGCATTTCTCCACGAACCACCCATGGATAGCGTTTGCTTTTCTCCAATACATGGCATCAATAGATACTTCTTTGACCATCATGCTTGAACCAACAAATCGTTTTTCAGGATCAAACTCCACACCTACGGCATCATTGATATCCTTTGCAATTTCTTTGTCCTTGTCAGACCAAAGATATCTCTTGGCAGTTAAATACATATCTAAACCCATAACATTCTCCTAGCAGTTAAAGTTATGATTGCCGAATGACAATCCCTATGCCCTCACACAAAGGCATAGAAGTATCACTCAGGGCATTACTGGCAGACAACTCTCCTTGTTATCACTGGTAAACAATGCACCACCCCCATTACCCTCATCATCACGACTAGGGAAGAACCACAATCCATCTTGGGTTTGGAATGCCACACTCCGTTCATACCAACCCATATCTGCCGATTCTTCCTTGGTCAGATAACGCACATTAACAATCCGTTTATGCAACAACAGTTTTTTGGCAACATCTTCCCAGTAGTTATCCAACTCCTTGTTGTTCATTTGATCCAGTTTTTTCATCACACTCTCCTTAGTTAAATACAACGATTGCACTCCACACCACATAGGCAGTGTAGGCTATTGCTATTGGCACGATCCAGTCCCACATCACTGCACCCCCAATACCCGATACTCCAACTTCTTCCAGTTTGGGATTCTGCACAACTGCCCAGTTTGAGTCCTGAATGCTTTCTTCCCATTCCAGTCCGTAGCGATTGTGAAAGTTTTTTCCTCAAATGATCCACCAGTGCGACTGGTGAACTTAAAGGTTTTCATAAACTGGATGATTGTCCCCAACTCCACCTTGATCTTGGCTCGTTGAGCATTCTCCAAACAACGATCCCGCCATTGACGAGCATTGTCATTGAATGGCTCGCCTAACTCGTTTAACTTCTTAATCAGGCTTACAGGTGCGTCAAAGTAATAGGGCAAACAACTTTCCCCTACTTCTTTGTGATAAATCCAATGCGGATCATCCTTACGCTTTTCAGTCAGAATAACCATTCCCTCATGGGTTTCTATCCCAGTGGTTTCATCCTTTTGCCAATGGATACAGTAAGCCACTGCACCACGCATGGAGACATCCGATATCCACCAAGTATGCGTCTCACTCTTTTGTAAAAAAGTATGTTTCAAGAAGTCCTTACGGCTTCCAGACCCAAACCATTGTGTCCCAGTCCATCCCATGATTAGCACTCCTCATCTGTTAATGAATAAAACTTACCAACCTTGTTGCCATTGGTATCCTTAATAATCCCATCCAACTCCGAGCAATCTACCTTACCAATCACGCTTTTTAAGTTTGCTATTACCTCTCCGTAATAGTCATCCTCATAAGCAGAATTGTCGGTTTTAATCTCGACCATAAACTTGCTCACGATAAGCACTCCTCAAGTATGTATTCAACTTCAAAAATAGTGGGATCAACCTTATCAATCTCAACAATGGTGAAGTCCTCACCATCATTAAGAACATCACCCACTTTCAGCGATTGCATTTCTTGCTCAGTCAGGAAGAAGTAAATCTTTTCATCTGCCCAACTATCAAAATGAGCATCTTCAGGATGCCCTTCCTCTGCAACTCCGAGTAAAACACTTGCACCATTACCTAACCAGTCGCAATTTATGACTGCATCATAGGCTTTGATTTTGATTGTCGGCATATCCATATCTCCTAGCAGTTTGACAAAGACCAAACCCCTTACTGGCGGTTTGGTTTCGACTATTCAAGTCTCATCAGTTTGTCTTGATTATTTTTAATGCTATTTTCAATAAACTCAGCCCATGATCTAGCGACTATCTCATCAAAGACCCATATCTGATCTAACTTCATATTACTGGCAGTATTCTCGGCACTTTCCCAGTCTCCATGATCTCCCAAGTCATACAGAAGTCCATCAGTGTTCAAAGCAAAATAGATCATTTAATAATCCTCGTTTTCTTCCCACAGGCAAGGATCAACCAATCTTTGCCCAAAGGCATTGAACAACTGCCCACAATCACAAGCAACATCCTCGCCTGAACCATCCGAGCAGACCTTTCTATTGCACTGGCACTTCCATTCCCGCCACAGAATCCGACCAGTATCTTGGCATTCAACGATTCTCATTATTCAAACTCCTTTGGCACAATGACATCAAACTTACGCAACAGGGCTATTGCCTTGTCAGACAGGCACATCACTCCATCATATTCATCCAAGGTGCGGATGCCGAACTGGTCAATGGTGAACCACAGACCAATGTATTCAAAACCCACATCCTCGATATCCCACTCAATGAACCCAGTAGCATCATCTCTGAAATACAACTCCATGGTGGATTCGTGAGTCCCGATATCCTTCTCGCCCCAACTGCCTTCCATGATTAGGGGGGCAGTAAAGGTTTCTTTGCCGATAAAGTAGTGAGTCATGGTTAATACTCCGAAGTAAGCATGAGAACATTGTCAGTCAGGAAGAACTCATAGAGTCCACTAGGGCAATCAGTGTGAGCAATATGCTTAGAGAAAAGCAGTTTAAGATCGCCATCCTCAACTGAGATTGTGGCTTCACCATCTTCTGCTTTCAGGTTGATCGCCAAGAATGGGTCTTTCTTGGTCAAGGGATAAATCTCGGTAGCAACAATATCCAAGAACCAGTAAGCACCATTACCTGCATTGTCGGCAAAGTATTGAACCCCATCAGTGTGAACCAATTTAGGTGCAAACATGAATGTTGAATAGTAATTCTCAGTCCCGTAAAACTGGGATAAATCTAATTTGGTAGTCGATTCCATTTAATTCTCCTAGCAGTTATGACTATCAGGATTGATAATCCACAAACCCACGCAGTGCATGGGCTTGTAGGTATCAATGCTTAGTGAATCTTGGGGTAAAGTTATCTTCAGTAATGATGCCAACAATGTCATGCACGAAGTCATATCTCTCGCCAGTCAGCATAGAATCTAAATCCAAATTGCCATGCTTGGCTTGATACTCTCCCAGTTTGATAGCGATCTCGATAGAAAGCAGACCAAGCGTATCAGGTTGAACTTTTGAGAATGCATCCAAAGCAGTAAAGCGATCTACAACTTGGGTAATCTTTTCTAAGTCTTTCAATTTAATCTCCTAAGTTAAAAGGTTTTTACCCAAATACGGGCATTGTCGGCAAGGTCATACAGGTCAGCCAGTAGGTAATCCACTTCGGCAGTATCGTCAGCGTATGACAGACCCTCAGCGATTTCTTCTAGATCGTCAGTGATATCGTTGCGATCAGTCCAAGACTGGTGAGTCTCAATGAACTTGGTGATACGGGCAGACGCTTTCTTGGCAAAATCCTGAGCACTTTCGGATTGCTCAAAATCTTCCATCAAGTCGGTAAGGTCAATTTCTTGTTTCCAGTTAGCCATTTGAATCTCCTAGCAGTTAGTCGAATGATTGTTGAATAACAATCCCTAAACCCACTGGGCAGTGGGCTTAGAGGTATTACTCAATAACTGGATCTCGCTTCTGCTTGATGCTCTGCCATAAGATCGCTACGCAATGAGACCATGGCTTGCAGTGATTTGATAGTCTTTACCAAATCCATACCATTCTCAGACAATTCTTCCAGTAGATCGCCATCATCATAGGCTTCTACTACGACATCCCAACCCTTATCGTATAAGGCTTCAGCGTGTTTGCGTATTGCTTGAATCTTTTCTTGATCAGTCATACTTTTCTCCTATTAGTCGAATCGGTGTTTAATCACCTACCGACAGTTTTGCAAAGTAGCAATACCTTGTCAACACTTTTTGATAAATATTTTTAGGGCTTACTGGATAAGGGTTTGCGGGTCATGGAGTCTGGGCGAAAAGACCTAAAAGCGGGCAAAGGTGCGAAGCACAACAGTCCAGTATCAACTCTCAGTGTATAGAGACATAGAAGTAATAGAGGAGTAGATAACAGAGTAGTAGCAGAATTGTCCTGATTGTCCTAGAATCAGGGGTAAGAGGATACCTAACAGATACTTATGAAAAGACTCACAAGGAAAGAGATAGAGCAAGGCTTACAGGCTATGCCAGTGGAGACACTGCTCATGGGAGTCAGCACTGCCAAACAGAAGCGACTAACCCACAAACAAGTAGAGTTTGCCAAGCAGGTAGCACTGGGAGAAAGCAAGGCAGGGGCTTATCGGAAGTCGCATAACAGTAAGGGAAAGCCAAGCACACAGAGCAAGAATGGGCAGGCTCTCGCAAAAAACAAGGCTATTCAAACCCAAATAGATGCCTTTAAGGTGGCTTTGGAAGCACAGAAATATCAAACTCCTGCTCATTTAAGGGCGTTAGCAATCCATAGAATCACGGAAAAGGCTCTCGATCCTGAATGCCCGCCTGCTCAGCAACTCAAGGCACTGGAACTATTGGGCAAGATTACCGAGGTCGCACTCTTTACCGAAAGGCGGGAGATAGTTAAGGTCAGCGATCCCAGTGAGATGCGGGAGAAACTCATGGCGAGTATCAGACTGGCTATTGAGAACAGTCAGGCAATCGACATTGAAGCACGATCAGCAGATGAACTACTGGCAGAACTCGTAGGAAAGAACAATCAAGATGATGATGTGGCACAGGATGATGTAGAACTAGATGATGTGGATGGCAAAGAGACATCCTTAGACGGGGCAGACGGGTCGCAAAAGGCAGATTCGTCAGACCCACTAGACCCCGACAGCCAAATTTTGGCATTGGCTCGTGAGCCAGACTTGCATAGTATTCCGCACAATGGAAGCGGTCCAGATTCCATACCTAGTGAAAACCCTTAGTCACCATAACAGCTGTTATAGTGACACAGGGTAAACCCTAAGCCCCCACCCCCTTATGAAAACTTCATCAAAGAAAAAAAATGTTCCACGTGAAACACCCCTCGTCAATGATTCGGGTCCCATCTATAAACTAGACCCAGATGAATTAGAGGATCGGCTAAGTCGGTTAAGTTATCAGGATCAAAAGAAGTTACTTGATTTGATTGATAGTTATAAGGCAGTAATGTTTAGTAAGGACTCACACTCATGAACGCACAGAAAATCACAGCAGTCCAAAAAGAGCAGCTGGTCTTGGATTATTTAGAAGAGTTACTACATAAAGACAAGGGTCGGTTGTTAAGGATGATGAGTTATTTGAAAGAACGAATATTAGAAGAGGAAGCAATGGCACGGGCGCATGATGTCATTGAACGTGTTAAACATGGGTAGACATAAGGAGAAAGACGTGACTCCCGCACAAAAAGAGATATTTTTAGTAATCGATGAGTTTTGGAAAAAGTATGGGTTTGCACCCAGTATTGATGATGTGATGTATATCACGGGCGAAAAGGGTAGGGGTAATGTCGCTCGCAAGATGTGGAGATTAGTAGAGCTTGGTCTTTGTAAGGGGATCAAGGGAAATTTTAGAACTATCAGACCAACATATATAAGGGCTCGTCACATTGAGTGAGCAACTAGAAAAGTTTTTAGAGAGTCTTCCAGAGGGTGATCGGGAGAATCTATTTACTATGGCTGAGGACTATAAGAACTCGGTCATTCGGCAAACCGCTGAAAAGTCTTTTATGGCGTTTGTAAAACAAATGTGGCCTGGGTTTATATTGGGTAGACACCACGCTGTTATGGCTAAAAAATTTGAGGAGATTGCCAATGGTAAAGTTAGACGCCTTATTATTAATATGCCTCCTCGTCATACTAAATCTGAGTTTGCGTCATTTCTTCTCCCTGCATGGTTTTTAGGCAGGTTCCCGCATAAGAAGGTGATTCAGTGTTCTAACACAGCTGAACTAGCCGTAGGATTTGGTCGTAAAGTTCGTAACCTTGTTGATGGAGAAACCTATGCCAAGATATTCCCCAATGTCGCTTTGCGCACTGATTCCAAGGCTGCTGGCCGCTGGGCTACTAATGCTAATGGGGACTATTTCGCTATTGGTGTTGGTGGTACTGTTACGGGTAAAGGTGCTGACCTACTCATTATTGACGATCCGCACTCGGAACAAGAAGCCGCTTTAGCCGCCTCAGACCCCTCGGTCTACGATAAAGTCCATGAGTGGTTTACCTCTGGACCACGCCAACGTCTTCAACCTGGTGGCTCGATTGTGATCGTTATGACCCGCTGGGGTAAACGAGATTTAACGGGTAGGGTCCTTCAGTCCATGGTCGAACGAGATGGGGATGAGTGGGAGGTTATTAATCTCCCCGCTATCATGCCAACGGGAAAACCTCTATGGCCTGAGTTCTGGTCTTTAGATGAATTAGAAAAATTAAAAAACGAACTACCAATCTCTAAGTGGTCAGCCCAGTACCAACAAGATCCAAGTGCCGAAGAAGGCGCCCTAGTCAAACGGGAATGGTGGCAAGTCTGGGAAAAAGAAAACCCGCCAATCTGTGATTTTATTATCCAGTCTTGGGATACCGCCTTTACTAAAAACGAGCGTTCAGACTATTCCGCATGCACAACTTGGGGGGTATTTCGTAAAGACGAGGATCCTACGGATGTGCATATTATTCTCTTAGACGCCTTAAAAGAACGGCTAGAGTTCCCTGAATTAAAGATCAGAGCGCAACAGATGTACAGCGAATGGGAGCCCGATGCGTTTATAGTAGAGGCTAAGGCTTCGGGAGCTCCGCTAGTCTTTGAGCTACGAAGAATGGGTATTCCTGTACAAGAATTTACGCCAACCCGTGGTAATGACAAGATCTCCCGTGTAAACTCTGTAGCAGACATCTTTGCATCAGGAAAAGTATGGGCGCCAAGAAAGCGCTGGGCTGAGGAAGTGATTGAGGAAATGGCAGCGTTTCCCAATTCAGACCATGATGACTTGGTAGACTCCGCAACACAGGCGTTAATACGATTTAGAAAAGGCGGTTTTATCCGATTACAAACAGACGAGGAAGACGAGATCAAGTACTTCAAGTCTAGGCGAGCAGCAAGTTATTACTAAGGAACTATTATGGCTATCGAAAAAGCACTCTATGCATTACCACAAGGTCTTGAAGCAGCCTCTGCGATGCAAGAACCAATTGAGATTGAGATCGAGGATCCAGAATCCGTCAAGATTGGTATTGATGGCTTAGAGATTCAGATTGAACCTAAAGAGGAAAGCGCAGACGACTTTGACGCCAACCTTGCCGAATACTTAGATGACGGTGAATTAAATGAAATCGCTGGCGATTTATTAGGCGATGTTGACTCAGATATTGGCGCCCGCAAAGAATGGATGCAGACCTATACAGACGGCATCGAACTTCTTGGAATGAAGATTGAAGAGAGAACCGAGCCATGGGAAGGCGCTTGTGGCGTCTACCATCCCCTCCTCTCTGAAGCCTTAGTTAAGTTCCAAGCTGAGACTGTCATGGAGACCCTACCTCCCGCTGGTCCAGTAAAGACCGTGATTGTTGGCAAAGAAACCCCAGAAAAGATGGCAGCTGCGGATCGGGTTCAAAAAGACATGAACTACCAGATTACCGAAGAGATGCCAGAGTACCGCCCAGAGCACGAGAGAATGTGCTGGGGACTTGGACTTTCAGGTAACGCCTTTAAGAAAGTCTATTTTGATCCTGCCTTAGATCGTCAAGTTTCGTTGTTTGTGCCCGCAGAAGACCTGATTGTTCCTTATGGCGCCTCCGATCTACAGACCGCAGAGCGTGTTACCCATGTCATGCGTAAGACCGAGAACGAATTACGCAAACTGCAAGTCGCAGGCTTTTATCGGGATATCGACCTAGGAACGCCTAGCACTGCATTTGATGAGGTAGAGAAGAAGATTGCCCAGAAAATGGGCTTTCAGGCTACCTCAGATGACCGCTATAAAATACTAGAAATTCAAGTTAACCTAGATATTGAAGGTTTTGAAGATAAAGATAAAGACGGAGAACCTACAGGAATCGCATTACCTTATATTGTGACCGTTGAAAAGGGAACACAACAGGTATTAGCGATCCGTAGAAATTGGAGACCCGAAGATGAAACTAAGCAAAAACGTCAACATTTCGTCCATTATGGCTATGTTCCAGGCTTTGGCTTTTATTGTTTTGGGCTTATTCACCTTGTCGGTGCTTTTGCTAAGTCTGGTACTAGTCTTATTCGGCAGCTCGTGGATGCTGGAACACTCTCGAACTTGCCAGGTGGCTTTAAGACCCGTGGCATGCGAGTCAAAGGAGACGACACCCCGATCTCCCCAGGAGAGTTTAGGGACGTTGACGTTCCTTCTGGTGCGTTAAAAGACAACATACTCCCGCTTCCATACAAAGAACCCAGCCAAGTTTTATATACCTTGCTGGGTACTATCGTAGAAGAGGGAAGACGCTTTGCCTCGGCTTCCGATATGAAGATTGCCGATATGTCAGCCAATACCCCAGTCGGTACAACTCTGGCTATTCTGGAGAGAACCCTCAAGGTTATGTCCGCAGTCCAAGCCCGTGTTCATTACTCAATGAAACAGGAGCTAAAACTCTTAAAAGATATTATCCGTGACTACACTCCTGACGAATACAGCTACCAGCCAGATGTAGGCAACCGTTTTGCTAAGCAGTCAGACTACGATAACTGCGATGTAATCCCAGTATCCGATCCTAATGCAGCGACTATGAGCCAGAAGGTTGTTCAGTACCAAGCGGTTCTCCAGTTAGCTCAACAGGCTCCACAGTTATACGACTTAGGGCAGCTGCACCGCCAGATGTTAGAGGTCTTAGGGATTAAGAACGCTAAGAAGCTGGTCAAGATTGAAGACGACCAGATGCCAGAAGACCCTATTACGGAGAATATGAACATCCTAAACATGAAGCCTGTGAAGGCGTTTATGTATCAGGATCATCAGGCACACATCACAATCCACATGAATGCCATGAAGGATCCCAAAATTGCAGCATTAATGGGTCAAAACCCACAGGCACAAGCAATTGCCTCAGCTGCCATGGCTCATATTCAACAACATTTAGCCTTTGAATATAAGAAACAAATGCAAGAAATGATGGGAATGCCTCTGCCAACAGGCGAAGAGGACGAAGCAATCCCACGAGATTTGGAAGTTCAGATCTCACAAATGGCGGTCAAGGCTTCCGATGCCTTGTTACAGCGAAATCAGACCGAAATCGCTGCCCAACAAGCGCAACAAGCAGCCCAAGACCCAGTAATTCAAATGCAAGCGAAGGAACTTGAACTCAAACAGGCCGAGGAACAACGCAAAGCAATGAAAGACCAAGCCGATGCAGCAGAAGCAGCTGCTCGTTTGGAAGTAGAAAGAGAAAGAATTGCCTCTCAAGAACGTATTGCTGGCGCTCAGCTTCTGGCAAAAACAGAAAAAGACGCTATGGAAGTCGAAATCAAGAGAATGCAAGAACTTTCCAAGATGCAACAACTAACTAAACCTCAAACAGGAAAAAGATAGTGGATAAAAACTTGGATTACCTCTTAAATGAGTACCGTGACCGCATAAATATGCTCCAAAACGCTATTTCTGCGGGAAATTGTGCCAATTACGAGGAATATAAGTACGCTTGTGGACAAATACGGGGTCTTGAGTCCGCATGTTTAGCAATAACAGACCTCAAACAACGAATGGAGAAATCTAATGACTGAAATACTAATCGGCTCAAATCCCGATGACGTATCCGCAGTAACAACTCTGCCTCAAACAGCAGAAGAAAAAGCAAAACAACTACCCGAACCCTCTGGATACCGCATTTTGTGCGCTATTCCAGACATTGAAGAGAGTTACGAAAGCGGAATCCTCAAATCGGATACCACACTGCGTCACGAAGAAGTACTTTCAACGGTGTTTTTTGTTGTCAAAATGGGTCCTGATTGTTACAAGGACGAAAGCCGTTTCCCTACTGGGCCATGGTGCAAAGTTGGTGACTTTATCCTAGCCAGACCAAACTCTGGCACACGATTAAAGATCCACGGACGTGAATTTAGGATCATCAATGACGATTCTGTAGAAGGAATAGTCGAAGATCCCCGTGGCATAACCAGACCTTAAGGAGAAAATAATGCCTGAATTAGAAATGGAAGAATTTCAGTTTCCCCATGAAAAAAAGGAAACCGAAGAGGAAGAGCTTGAAATAGTTATCGAAGACGATACCCCAGAGGAAGACCGTGTTAATGCAACACCAATGCCAAAGGACATCGTTGAAGAGCTTGACACCGATGACCTAGAAGCCTTTACTGGCAGAGCTAAGGAAAAACTTTTACAGCTTAAAAAGGTTTGGAACGATGAACGCAGAGCAAGGGAAGACTCAGCTAAAGAAGCTAAAGAGGCTGCCCGTGTAGCACAGCAATTGCTTGCGGAAAATCAAAAACTCAAAACCAAATTAAGCGCTGGCGAGCAGACCTTGCACACCAAGTACAAGGAAAACATAGCCCATGAATTAGAAAAGGCTAAGTCGGAATACAAGAACGCATATGACTCTGGCGATTCAGATCGTCTTGTAGAAGCTCAAGAAAAGCTCACCAAAGTACAGCTTGAATCCCAACAGGTGGAGCAGTACAAACCAGAATTTGCAGAAGACACTTTACAAAATGAAGAAACTCCTGTACAAATACAACAACAACCTCAAAGATTGGACTCAAAAACCCAATCTTGGCTGGACAAAAACAGCTGGTATGGGGTTGATGAAGACATGAGCTACCTAGCGATGGGTGTTCATAGACGCTTGGAAAGAGAAGGAGTTCCGATAGGATCTGACCACTATTTCAAGGTCATTGACACAGAAATGCGTCAAAGATTCCCAGAGAAATTTGGGGTCGCAGAAGAGACCAAATACTCTTCGGAGACGGAGGCCAAAACCTCTGTAAAAACTAGTAAACCGAGCACGGTAGTTGCGCCAGCGACTAGGTCTACCTCTCCAAAAAGAGTCAAACTTACGCCAACGCAAGTACAACTGGCTAAGAAATTTAATCTAACACCAGAGCAATACGCTCGTGAACTTACTAAACTGGAGTCCCAAAATGGCTGAAAACAGAAAACCTCGTGAAGTAGAAACCCGTCAACAAGACATGCGTCCCCAGCAGTGGAAACCGCCTGAATTGTTGCCAGAACCAGACAAGCAGGCAGGATTTGCTTACCGCTGGATCAGAACTTCTACTTTAGGTACTGCGGACCCTCGTAATCTCTCTGCCAAACTCAGAGAAGGATGGGAACCTGTACGGATAGAGGAGCAACCGAAGTTCCAACTGCTAGTTGATCCCAATAGTCGTTTTAAGGACAACATTGAGATTGGCGGTTTATTGTTATGCAAAACTCCAGATGAGTTTGTTGGACAACGTAATCAACATTACCGAATCCAAGCAGAAAGTCAGATGGACGCTGTAGACAATAATCTTATGCGCCAGAATGACCCAAGGATGCCGCTCTTTAATGAGAAGAAATCCACGGTGACTTTTGGAAAAGGTTAATTTTTAATTTAGGAGTTATAAATGGCTTATCCTACCGTAGACGGACCCTATGGGTTCAGACCGATCAATTTGATCGGTGGTCAGGTATTTGCTGGTCAAATTCGCTCAATTCCCATCGCCTCAGGCTCTGGCACATCCATATTTTTTGGTGATGTCGTGCGTCTGAACACAGGCGGTACTTTGAGTCGTGTTTCTACCACTGATTCTGCGACCGATGCTGTTGGTATTTTCATGGGCTGTCAGTTCACAAACCCAACTACCAAGCAGCTCCTTCAACAGCAATACTATCCTGCAAGCACTGTTGCTTCGGATATCGTTGCATTTGTGTCTGACGATCCTGATGCTTTATTTAAAGTAGCAGTTCTCTCGTCATCAACCGCTATTGGCGGATTGGTTCAGACTGATGTAGGTAACAACGTTGGTATCTTTACCACCGCTGGTTCTACAACTTCTGGTGATTCAAACGAAGGTGTACGTAACGCTACTAGCGATTCAGTAACAACTCTGCCATTCCGTATTATTGCGGGTGTTCCAGAGACTGTTAATGCCGCTGGTTCTTTCACTGAGGTAATCGTCAAGTTTAACTTTGGCGTCCATACCTATTACAGTGCAACCCCTGTCGCAACAGCAGCTTAAGGAGCAATTAAATGGCTATTTCTCGTGCCCAACTACTTAAAGAGTTGCTCCCTGGCTTGAACGCATTGTTCGGTTTGGAGTATGCAACATATGGTGAACAACACAAAGAGATCTACGAAACTGAGACCTCTGAGCGTTCGTTTGAAGAAGAAACCAAACTGTCTGGCTTCTCAGCTGCACCAGTCAAAAACGAAGGCTCTGCCATCGCTTATGACAATGCACAAGAGGCATTCACAGCACGTTACAACCACGAAACCATTGCTCTCGGCTTCTCCCTAACGGAAGAGGCAATCGAGGACAACTTGTATGACAGCCTATCCGCTCGTTATACCAAGGCTTTGGCTCGTGCTATGGCTTATACCAAACAGGTTAAAGCCGCTGCTGTGTTAAACAACGGTTTCACCAACTCTGCCCAATATTACGGTGGTGACGGTGTACCTTTGTTCTCGACATCACACCCACTGGTTTCTGGTGGCACTAACAGCAACACTCAGTCTACCGCTGCTGATTTGAACGAAACTTCCTTGGAAGCTGCCGTTATTCAGATCGCTGCTTGGACAGACGAGCGTAGTTTGTTAATCGCTGCAAAACCACGTAAGTTAATTGTTCCACCCGCACTACAGTTCGTTGCAACTCGTTTGCTCGAAACCCAATTGCGTGTTGGTACAACTGACAACGACATCAACGCTTTAGTAAACAATGGTTCGATCCCAGAAGGTTATTCAGTTAATAACTACCTGACCGATCCAAATGCTTACTTCCTCTGTACTGATGTTCCAAACGGTATGAAGCATTTTGTTCGTACTCCTTTGAGCAACAGCATGGACGGTGACTTCGATACTGGTAACGTTCGTTACAAGTCTCGTGAGCGTTACAGCTTCGGCTGGTCTGATCCCCTCGGTATGTGGGGTTCACAAGGCGCTTAATGTGCTAAAAAAGGGGAGCCAAAAACTCCCCTTTTTCTTTTATTTGTAGTAAGATTGTTTCAAGACTAGGACTAATTTGTCCATATCAGCCCGCCTAGGGGACGATGCACCGATGATATGGGTTTATGTGCATATAAGGAGAACCTCATGGGTTTCGCTACACACCTAGGTCCTTGGTTATTAGGGACTGTTAAAAACACCACTGGCACTACTGCTGGTTCTATTCGCAACACAGGCTGCACCGTAGTTGCTCAAAATGCTACTTTAGGATTTGCCAACGGAGCAACAAACGTATTCACAATTCCTGCTGGAGCTTTAATTACAGGCTTTCAGTTAATCACTACAACAGGCTATGCTGGCGGTACAACCCCAACAATTACCCTGTCTAGTGGTGCTACTACTATTACCTCTGGATTAACAAACCCATCCGCAGCGGGCGTGTCTAGCTTTACTATTGCTACTACTGGGGCAGCTTTTATGGCTAACGTAGGAACTACAGACGCTATCATTACTGCTACTTTAGCTGGTACATCTACTTCAGGTGCATCAGTTTTGGTTGCTACATATGTGGTTCGTAATTCTGATGGCGGTCAGTTCCAAACGACCTTTAATAATTAATCTGGCGGGTTAGGGTTTTCCCTAGCCCACTTAACATCTTAGGAGATTAATTATGGCAATGCAATCAGATGTACAAGCGTCAGCACCGCTAACTGCGACTGGACAAGTCACTAATAATGCTGGTACTCCCGCCAATTTAGGGCGTATCCGTATTAAAAGCCTTTATGTAGTACCAGGATCAACCGCTGGTTCTGTTGTCTTTAGAGATAACGGAGCAAGTGGAGATATTCTTTTGACCCTAAATACCCCAGCCGTAGCAAATGCTGGTGCATATAGCGTCATTATTCCTGGCGAAGGTATTTTGGTTGAAACTAATCTACACGGCACTGTAAGCAATACAGCGTCTGTAGTTGTCTTTTACGGATAAAAAATGTCAGAACCAGTACAAGCACAAGGTTCATTTAATTTAGTAGGCAGGAAGATCATGCTTGGTCTTCCCGCTTATGACTTTAAAGTTTCTGTAAAACTAGCTATCTCATTAGCCCAGTTTTGCGTAGAAGCACCTAAACATGGAGTACAAATCCAGATCTGCAACATTTCTGGGTGTTCCGTAGTTTCTCGTGTAAGAAACTTAATAGCTAAAGATTTTTTAGCCTCAGACTGCACGGATCTAATGTTTATTGATTCAGACATCAACTTCAACGCAGAAGACATTTTCCGTTTAATGGCTTGGAATATAGATCCTAAGAAGGGTATCGTAGGCGGTGTTCCTGTAGCCCGTAAGAAACAAAAAACTTACATTTCTACATTAGAGCAAGATGCCGATGGCGGTATTTATATGAATGCCTATGGTTTAGTTAAAGCTAAACGCATCGCCACCGCCTTTATGTTGATTCGTAGAGAAGTATTTGAGACCCTCAGAGACAATCATCCTGAGTGGAAGTACCATGATGACCGAGTAGAAAACGGACATCCAGACAAGTTTTGCTATTCATTCTTTGACTTTAAATCCACTCCAGAAGGCTATGTAGGCGAGGACTATACGTTCTGCGACCGTGCTACTGAGCATGGCTATGAGGTATGGATTGATCCTACAATTAAGTTAAATCACATGGGCATTACTGAGTTTGAAGGATCATTTGGTGAGGACTATTTATATCCTCTTATTAGACCTATTGACTCCAAAAAGGATGTCGCATAATGGTTACTAAAAAGAAAGGACCCTCTCTTGCGATTGGTCGTGGTGAAAAGCTGCCTGTATCTAAGGGTGCTGGGCTTACCGCCAAGGGTCGTGCTAAATATAATAAAGCGACTGGCTCGAATCTAAAGGCTCCACAGCCAGAAGGTGGCGCTCGCAAGAAGTCTTTCTGCGCTCGTATGTCTGGAATGCCTGGACCAATGAAAGATGAAAAAGGCAGACCTACTCGTAAAGCAGCTTCTTTGGCAAGATGGAAGTGCTAAACATGAGCCAAGAAATGTTATATCTATGGAACGCTGTCTTAACATTAGCAGGAGTTCTTGTTGGTCTTTGGGCAAGAGAAAAGTCCTCTGAACTGGCACGTCTTAACATCCTATTAAATAAAACCCGTGAGGAGGTAGCTCGTGATAACGTCACTAATGCAGAAATTGACAAAATTATGGCTCATATTGACCAACGCTTTAACAAGCTTGAAGTCAAAATTGATCAGCTTATTCAAGGGAAAATAAATGCCTAGCGTCAGCAAAAAACAGCACAACCTAATGGCAGCTGTGGCTAATAACCCAAAGTTTGCTAAAAAGGTTGGCATTCCTAAATCTGTTGGAGAAGATTTTATGGAAGCTGATAAAGGTAAAAAGTTTAGAACTGGTGGATCTACTAATCCATCTAAAGGTAAATTCAACAAACCACGGTCTAATCATGGGATGATGCAATTACCAAATTTTAGTTTAGAAAAGTATGCTGGTAAAAAAGACGGTGGAATTTTGAAAGGAAAAGAAATGAAAGAATCTAAGATGATGGTTAAGAAAGAAGTTGATTTTATGAAGAAAAAGGGCGCTCCTAAGTCCATGATTAAACATGAGATGGCTGAGGCTGGTATGAAAAAAGGCGGTATGGCCCATTCAGACGTTTCTAAAGACAAACCAATGATGAAGAAAGTTGCTGCCAAGGCTGTTAAAGGACATGAGAAGCGTATGCATAGCATGGCTAAAGGCGGTGGCATTGAGATCAAAGGCAAAACCAAAGGCAAGATGGTCAAGATGAACAAAGGCGGGTATTGCTAATCATGGCTAATTTCCCAGACCTTAACGATGACGGCAAAGTAACTCGTGCTGACGTTCTTAAAGGACGTGGCGTTCCAGGCTTTAATAAAGGAACTGTTGTTAAAGACGAGCTGCCACAAGAGATGGTTGATCGCCTCGCCCGTGAGGAGAACGAAGCTAATCCTATGGTTAAGTTACGGGATAAGATCTTTGGTCCAGAAAAGAAAAAGCCAGAACCAGTTAAAAAAGCTAAAGGTGGAAAAGTTTCCAGCGCTTCTAAGCGAGCTGATGGATGCGCTATTAAAGGCAAAACTAGAGGAAAGATGGTGTAACTATGGGATTCAAACTCGGAGATATTAGTCCTGTTGTTGGAATGGTAACTGGTGAAGGCATGACGGGCAATCTTATCCGTCAAGGTGTTGGTGGGTTTTTGCCTCAAATGATTGCTAAAGATGCTTATGATAGCAAGCAGCAATCAATTGCTAATAAAGCTCAAGAAGACGAAAAAAACGCACAAGCTGCAGCACAAGAGGCTGCTATGGCGGCTAAACAACAAAAAGCAGAGCAAGCAAGAAATTATGTTTCTAGTGCAAGAGAAACAGGCGGATTAGAAGGATACAAATCATATAAAAAGGGTGGAAAAGTTAAGTCTGCCTCAGCTCGTGCAGACGGCTGTGCTATCCGTGGAAAGACTAGAGCGTAATGCCAATAGAGCCTATTGACCCTTCTAAAAAAGTTGGTGATGGTAAGAGTGATAAATACACTCCTCCCAAGGAAAAGTTTGGACCTAGCGAATACGATAAAGCTGCTGAAAAAGTAAAGCAGGAGAACGAAAGGGCTAAGGCTGAAGCGCATAGAATGGCAGAAGAGCAAAGGGCAAAAGCTAAAGCTGAAAGCCCACGCACTTATGCTGAAAGATTGCAGGACATGGGAAGGTTGACTACAGGCGGTGGCGGTGTAATGCCCAAGTCAAACCGTGACATTACTAAGAATTACAAAGCTGGTGGCAAAGTTAAATCAGCGTCATCCAGAGCAGATGGTTGCGCTATTCGGGGAAGGACAAAGATATGAGACCAAGTCGTGGAATGGGCGCTATTATGCCTACTAAAATGGGCAAACCTAAGCGTAAAGCTCGTAGGGATGATACTGACTTTACCGAATATAAAAAAGGCGGGGAAGTCTGGGATAAGCCAAGACCAAAAGGTTTAGGTAAACCCAAAAAACTATCTACTGCTAAAAAAGCCAGCGCAAAAGCCATGGCAAAAGCTGCTGGTAGACCATATCCTAATCTTGTAGACAATATGAGAGCCGCTAAAAAATGACCACCTCTGGAACCACATCGTTTAACCTAGACCTTAATAACCTCATTGAAGAGGCTTTTGAGCGTTGTGGTACAGAATTACGTACGGGTTACGATATGCGGACTGCCCGCAGATCCTTGAACTTATTGACAGTTGAATGGGCAAATCGTGGTATTAACCTGTGGACTATTGAGCAGGGACAGGTTGCAATGGTTACTGGGCAAGGGATTTATCCTATTCCAGTCAATACAATTGACCTTTTAGACCATGTAGTTCGCCAGAATAACGGTGTTACCAGCAACCAGATAGACATTAATATTACCCGTATTTCAGAGTCTACCTACTCTACTATTCCTAATAAACTGACTACTGGGCGTCCTATTCAAGTCTGGTTTAATCGCCAATCAGGACAGTCTAATTCGACCGCTGTGACCTTAAACGGCACAATTGATGCTGTGACCACATCTATCACAGTTAGTGACGCCAGCGCCCTTCCTATCGGTGGCTTTGTTAAGATTGACAATGAGACAATTAGCTACGCCAACGTCATTGGTAACGTCCTAACAAATTGCTACCGTGGTCAAAACGGAACTACAGCAGCTGCCCATACGACAGGTGCAGCCCTTACAGTACAGAACCTTCCTTCTATTAATGTATGGCCCACGCCCGATGCGGGTGGCGGTCCTTATACCTTTGTGTATTGGAGGTTGCGTAGGATTCAAGATGCTGGATCTAATGGAACGGTAGAGCCAGATATTCCCTTTCGCCTATTACCTTGTATGGTGGCTGGATTGGCTTTCTATATGGCTCAAAAGCTACCAGACGGACAGGCACGAGTGCAATTTTTAAAGCAAGAATACGAGGAGCAGTGGCTC